TGCGTACCCCCACCTGTATATATGTAAGTACTAAAAAATATTCTAGTAAAACATTGTAAAGGTAAGAAGACAGTAATTATAAGGAGTTTTGCCTTCTCAGACATAGCGGGCTAGTAAGGGAGAAAGAATTATGATTGGAACTTTTGGTTAATCCTTGAGTACTAGGTTTGTGTTACTGCTATATACTTCTACGTATCCCTAGCTTTCAGCACCCCGATTGCTACTTCACTTGTAACTAATTACTTGTTCCCAATGTTTGTAATTTAAAGTATGTTACCATATAATTATCATTACACAAATCTTTACAAAAAAGATAGGAAAATATGTCTAAGAAGATATGCCACGCTACTAACTGTAGAAAAAGATTAACAGCTAATAAATCAAAGTATTGTTCTACAGAATGTCAACGTAGACAGTATATGAAAGAATATAGACATAATAAAAAACAAGATAAACCTATTAATTCTAAGTACTCAGCGTTAACACCTATGAAAGGTAAACATTATCAAGAGTATGTAGATAGTGGTTTAGCAGATAAAGTTATGAATAGTGAGTTAACAGCTACTAAGGCAGCAGAAGTTATTGGTTGCCCAATAGCAACTATATCTAAAATGAACGCTGCTTACCAAATAGATTTACAAAACAAATTAGATGCAGAAGGTTGGCAAGTATCTACTGATGCACAAGCAGCACTAGAAAATTTCTCTGCATTTAGAAACAAATACTTTGCTACTGAAACAGGAGAGAAGTATGAAACTGCTAACTTTCATGAAAACTGGATAAATAAAATTTTACATTCTATAGAACATGGTGAGGAACTATTAATACTATCACCCCCTAGACACGGTAAAACAGAATTGTTAATACACTTTGCTGTATATCAAATATGTAAAAACCCTAATACAAGAATTATGTGGGTAGGTGGTAACGAAGATATTGCTAAGAATGCTGTGTCTGCTGTTCTTGACCAACTAGAAAGTAATGAAAGATTACAACAAGATTTTTGTGAACCTGGTAAAAATTTTAAACCTGATAATCGTTCAGGTAAGATGTGGGCATCAAATCAATTTACTGTAGGAACTAGAACTGTACCTGGTATTAAATCACCTACTATGGTTGCTGTAGGTAAGGGTGGAAAGATATTATCTCGTGACTGCGATATTATTATTGCTGACGACATTGAAGACCATCAAACAACTATGCAACCTGGTGCAAGAGAAAACACAAGACAATGGTGGACAACTACTTTGTCATCTCGTAAAGAGGAACATACTGCTGTAGTAGTAATTGGTTCAAGACAGCACCCTGATGACTTATATCATCATCTACTTAACAATGATGAGTATCAAGCTATTGTAGAAACAGCACATGATTTAGAATGTGATTTACCTGAAGCCTCAAATGAAATGCATATAGATTGTATGTTGTGGTCTAGTAAACGTTCACATAAATGGTTGATGTCAAGAATGAAAGCTGCTGAAACTACAGGTGGTAGACAAATATTTGAAATGGTTTATTTTAATCAAGCCTATGTACAAGGAACACAAATTTTTAATCCTGATGCTGTTGATAGTTGTAAACGTAATGAATTAATAGTTGGAGATATTCCAAAACAATTACAACTTGTTGCAGGACTTGACCCTTCATCATCAGGCTATCAAGCTGCTGTATTGTGGGGAATAGATACTTATAACTCAGAACTTTATCTTATAGACATAGACAATCAACAAGGTGGTGGTGTTAAAGCTGCTAATCAAATTATTAGTGATTGGTTTCATAAGTATGATTTATCACATTGGATAATAGAAGAAAATGGATTTCAAACTGCTATAAGACAAGATAACAATATAAAAGAATTTGTATTAAGAACAGGAATATTGTTACAAGGACATCTTACAGGCAAAAATAAACATGACCCACTATATGGTGTAGGTGCAATGGCAGAATTATTTGAAGCAAATAAAATTCATTTACCCTATGGCAATTCGGAAAGTCAAGCTAAAATAGATAGTTATAAAAGACAATTAGTGTACTTTGATGGTAAACCTGTTTCTAGTAGAAACAAGCATAAAACTGATATAGTTATGGCAGGTTGGTTTCCTATGAAGGTATTTAGACGTGTTCAAAAAGAACACTTAGCAGAGGTAGGAATGGAATACAATCCAAGTTTTAGTGGTTATAATATAACAGAGATGAATAACGCACCATGGCAATAGATTTAAATCAAAAGTCAGCACAAGAAGTAATTGATGCAGCACAAGAATTAGTTGCAGGTTCTCCTAGTGATACTAGACAAATAAATAAATATAGAATTAAAGCTATCTTAAATGGTGGTTCTGATGGTATACGTGCTTTATTAGGCAATACAATGGATACTGCAGATGCAGATTTATTACCTGCTCCAAACCTTTTACAATCAGGTATAGATAGACTTGCACAAAAAATATCAGGCATACCACAAGTACGTGTTGATGTAATGAATAATAATTCAAGTGACCGTGCAAGAATACGTGCAGAAAAATTAGAACGTATTGTTTCATCTTATGATGAAAAACAAAGATTAAATTTACAATTAGCACAAGCTGCTAGATGGCTACCTGGTTATGGATATTGTGCTTGGGTTATTACTAGCAAGATGGATAAAAATGGTTTTATATATCCTACTGCTGAACTTCGTGACCCATATGATACATTTCCTGGAAACTTTGGTGCAGACCAACAACCACAAGAGTTAGCTGTATTAAGAAGTGTACCTAGATGGAAACTTGCTCAAATATATCCTGAGTATCAAAATGTTATATTAAAACCTAATGAAAAGAAAAAATCAGGTGTAGGTAATACAAATACATCTCTTATAGGATATGACAGAGGTAATACTCAATCAGCAGATTGGGAAGATAATACAGGTCAAGGTGTTGATGTTATTGAATATTATGACATTACAGGTACTTATATAGTTTATCCTGAAACAAGACAACTGTTTGATTACATACCTAATGCATTAAGCACAGTTCCTTTTGTGTTTATGAAAAGATTTAGTTTTGATGAACTTAAAGGTCAATACGACCACACAGTAGGTTTAATGGCTATGATGGCAAAAATAAATATTATGTCAGCTATAGCTATGGAAGACGCTGTATTTACAGAAACAAACATTTCAGGTGAATTAGAAAGTGGACAGTATCGTAAAGGTAGATTTGCTGTAAACTATTTAGCTCCAGGTACACAAGTAAGTAAACCTGCAAATAATATACCTTATCAATTATTTCAACAAGTAGACAGATTAGAAAGACAACTAAGACTTGTTGGTGGTTACCCAGTAACAGATGACGCACAATCACCTGCAAGTGTTGCAACAGGAGCAGGATTAGCTGAACTTAATTCATCTATGTCATTAATGATTAATGAATATAGAGAAATAATAAAAGTTGGTATATCTGATATGGATAGTAAAAGATTAGAACTAGATGAAATAGTATCTGCAGAAATAGGTCAAGAAAGTAAACCTATGGCAGGTTATTTTAATGGAACATCTTTTTCTGAAAATTATAAACCGTCAACTGATATTGGTGGTGACCATAAAACTAGACGTATTTATGGTGTTATGGCAGGATTTGATGAACCACAAAAAATTGTTACAGGTTTACAGTTGTTACAAGCAGGTGTTATTGATGTTGAAACATTACAAGATAACATTGATGGTTTAGAAAATATAGCTAAAGTACAAGAACGTATTAGAAAAAATAAAGCAGAAAACGTTTTATTTGAAAGTGTACTTGCTAGAAGTGCAGAAGGTGACCCTGCTGCTACTATGGCAGTTATTGCTGTATATGAAAATCCAAACGGTATGACTGAAATATTAAAACAATTTTATACTCCTGAAGAACCACAACTTAGTCCTGAACAAATGGCTATGATACAACAACAACAAATGTCACAAGCTATGCCACAACAACCACCATCTATGCAAGAAGCATTTGGTCTTGTATAATGACTTTTTCAGAAGATTTTATTGATAATGAGTTTTGGAGTTTAGTAACTGAAGAATATGGAGATACAACAGTTGTTGATTTCAATCAAGCATATGAAATACTACAACCTTACCCAAATATTTTTATAGTAATAATGGAGGATAATGGCAAAGAAACGTTCTAGAGGTGGTTATAGACAACCTAAAAATCCTGCTGCTACAAGTGGTCCAGGAGCATTATCTGCTAGAACAGATGGTGGTGCAGGAAGTAAAACACAACCTATAAGAAGAATACCAGGACAACAATATGGTGAAGGTAAAGCATTAGTTGACCAACAACAAGCTGCTCCATTACCTGTTGCTGCACAATCAGGTACACAAGGTAGAGGAATAAATATATTTGCACCAACCGAAAGACCTGCTGAACCAATAACAGAAGGTGCTATGTTAGGACCAGGAAGTCCTCCAAATCAAGCTATAGATGAAGATGCTAATATGTTACTAGCTGCTATGTATCAAGTATATCCTAGCTCAATAATATCGGAGATGATTAATCAAGGTAGTAGTTAATGTATTACCCTGACCCTGTATTTGAAGAAGATTTAGCTAAACAAAACGAAGCTAGAGATAGAAAATTTCAAAATCTTAAAAAGAATATGACGAGTGATGTTGCTCAACGTATGATTGCTATTACTCAAAAATATCCTGGTATGCCACAAAGTTTAAGTATATCCGCAGCATTAACTGGTGCTAATCCTGAAAGCAAAGCTATGGAAGATGTAGCAGATAAGTATGCAATTAATCAAGCTGAGTATGGTAAAAAAGTATGGGAGTTAGCTTCTACTGATGTTAATGGTGAATATTTATATCCTGAACATCAAGATATGACTTTAAATATAAGTAAAGCATTAAAAGGTGATGCTGAGTTAGGTATATGGGGATTACTTGCATTAGAAAGTTTTGGAGAAAAAATACGTATGTTAAACAGACAACGTAAGTATGTTGCTGATTTAATGTTTTATGATAAATTTTTACAAGAAGGTTACACAAAAGAAGAAGCACAATCTAATTTACAAATGTTTGTATCTAATACAGAAGTTCCTGATATTGGTAAAGATAAAAACATGTGGGGTGAATTACGTTCTTATGTAGACATGTGGGGAGAAGCAAACGAAAAAGCAGGAGAAACTGCATTTGGAGCTGCTTTTAGAGAAGCGTTAGAAGGTAATCCAGTCAACTATCAAAGAGAAGGTAGAAAATTTTTATTTGAAAGTATATTAGCAGAAGATGATGCAAGGTATCACAGACTTGTTGATATGGGATTATCTCCTGAAGATGCTAAAAAAGTATTTTATGAAAACATAGGTACACCTATTAGAGCTAACGAAGCACTTGGAATACAAGAATATACTTCATTATCAGACCCAAATAAAATTATGTTTTTTGAAGGACGTAAATCTGATTATGCACCAGGCAATAACATAAATGATATGTTTAGTATTTCTAATTGGTGGCGTAATAGTCGTGGATTAGATACAGGCGTATTACAACCTTATAGCCCTGGTAGAGCAATAACCTATCAAGTTACTCCTAGTGGTACTACACAAGCAAATATTATGTCAGGTCTTATTGATGGAGCTGCAATGTTAGCTGCAGATATACCATTAGCTAAAGGTATTGGTGCTTTAGGAAAACTAGGTAAAGGTGCTGTAACAGTTGATAAATTATTAGAAGCTAAAAATGCTGCAAAAGTTGAAGATTATTTAACTGCGTTTACTAAAAACATAGATGACTTAGAAGATAGCGTTGACCCATTTAAAGATAAAAAAATAAAAATATCAGGACGTAATGGACAATTAATTAGAAAGTTTTCTAAAGAACAAGCTCAAGATGTAAGAGCAGGGCGTAAATTATATAAACAAGCAGGTGTAATTGGTGGTACTAGAAAATCATTATTTAGAAATACATCACGTGATTTAATGAACTCTCCTTTTGGTAGGCAAGTAACACGTGCATTAACAGAAGAAAGTAATGTAGCAAAAATTATGACTACTCCTGGTTTTACAAATTTAAATTATCAAGTAGCTAAAAGAATTGCTGATGCAGATAATTACTTATCAGTTAGAGGTGTACTTGATGAATTGTTTGATACAGGTGTAATTACACAAGTACCAGGAAAACAATCAGGTATTACTAATGCTGTATTAAGACAATCAGCACAAGCAGGAAAAGAATTGTCACAAAGTTCTAATGTATTAAAACAAACTGCAGGTAAAGCTCTTACAGCTATAGGTAATGAAGATGCAGCATTTAGAAGTGCAGGTTCTTATTTAGCAGGTGGTGCTAAAAGAACAATTAATTTTCTTAAGAAACAACCATATGAAGGTGAAAACTTTGCAGAACTTATGGGATTTAGTGCAAATTTAAGAAGTGGATATAAACCATATTTTAATAAATTATTAAGTGTTACACCTGACCAAGGATTATCTTTTACTAATAGAGATGAAGCAGTACGTAATTTAATAGCACATATGCAAACTACAGGTTGGTCTTTTGATGCTATGAAACCTTATGTTGATGAACTTATAGATATTGCTGATGGTGATTTTGAAGCAATACAAACATTTGCATATCAACAAATATTAAGAGATGAATTTATTATGCAACAATCAGGTAAAAATATTGCAACAGTTAATATGGCAAAAAAAATATTTCAAGAAAACGGTGCTATTAGACAATATTTTATTGACAGTGTTAAAGGTGACAATATGCCATTTGTTGGTGATGTTGTAGAAACAGTTGTTGAAAGAGATATTAATGGTGACAAAATAGAAATAATTATTCCGTCATTACATTTATTAGCAGAAGCTGCTGATTTACATGCACCACTTGTAGATTACAGATTAATAAATAGAGCTATGGGTGAATTATTTACTACTTATGGTGATGAGTTTGAAGGTGGGTTAAAAGCTAATTTAACACATACAAGTAAAAATATAATTCAACTACTACGAGGAGATACAAATTTTAAAGGCATAATTCCTTCTAAAAATTTAACAGATGATGCATATACATTGACATTAGATTATATGACACGTAATTTATTTAAACCATTAGTACTACTTAGAGGTGCTTGGTTTGTCAGAGTATTCTTAGAAGAAAGTATGCGTATGGCAGCAGCAGGATTAGACAATATGTTTGTTCACCCTGCAAGTCATATGGTTTGGGCTAGGTCACATGGTCAAGCAGGCAAATTATCTAAAAGATTTTTTGGTGAAAGTGCAGGTGGAGTTGATAGTGCAAAGATTAGAGAAACTCTTGAATACAGAGAAGTAACTAACAGTAACTGGTCTGCAGGTGCATTAAAAGGTCAATACAATAAACAAAGTAAAATGGCTAGAGATTTTATTCCTTTAAATAAAGGAGCGCCTGAATATGTTAATGGTGTTGCTTTAGAGTTAATACAATTACGTAATGACCCTATTGCTAGACATTTAGCTGAAAATGGTTTTAATGATGGGTCTAAGGCGTGGTTTAGAAGTAAAGCTGCTTTACCTTTTAGAGAAGAATTAGCACGTATTGGTGGTAAAAAATATAAAAGTCTTTTAAGTAACACACAAGATATGGACGCATACTTAGCATCTGTTGAAGCACGTATAAGAATAAAAACAGGTGAACAATTAATAGAAGGTAAAAATTATATTGCAGGAGATAAATATAGTTATAAGTTTGGTATTTATGGTGGTAATCAAGAAATACGTGATGCTATATGGACAGGTAAAATGAATTTACCTGGTGGTTCTGCAGTAGAATTTATACCTGATGTTACAAAAGAATATAACAAAAAACATTTAGAAAATATATATAGAGGTTTATCTAAGTATCTAGATGAAGGACAAGAGTTTGGTGTAGTTAAATATTATAAACCACAAACATTAAATCCAACTGGAACACTTGGTAAGTTAGAACAATGGTTAGATAGTAAAGTTGATATAGCTTTCAAACATTTAATGACTAAACCAAATGCTTATTTATCTAGGTCTGTTGTATGGAAACAATATAGATGGCAATGGATTTCTGATAACTTTGGAAGTATGTCTGATGATTTACAAAAACAATTTATTAAAGAAGCTAAAGAAGCTAAGATACCTAAAAAAGTTATTGAAGAACTAGAAGGATTAAAAGGAATAGTATCTGCACAAAAAATAGATAACTATGATTTAGCTAATACACAAAGTAGAGCTTATGGTTTAGCTGCAACAAAAGAACTTTTATATGATGCATCTAAAAAACATTTAATATCTGATATAACTAGAAACATATTTCCATTTCCTGAAGTATGGTTTGAACTTGCACAAACATGGAGTAAGTTACTTATAGCTAATCCTTATAGAGCAAGACAAGCACAATTATTTGTAACAGGTGCTAGAGGTTCTAATGCTAATAGTTATGTAGGAGAAGGTTTCTTTGCACCTGACCCTAATGGTTCAGGTTCAGAAATGTTTGTATATCCAGGTTCAGATTTCTTAACTAAATCTATATTTGGTGAACAATCTGATGTACGTGTTGCACCTAAAGGTTTTGTTCAAGGTATTAACTTGTTAGGTCAAGGTTTTATACCTGCACCATTACCTTATGTAGGTGTTATTGCAGATAAAGTATTACCTAGACATGGTTTAGGAAATGAAGTTAGAGGATTACTTTATGGTGAGTTTGGACCTCCAAGAGCATCTGATGTAGTTCCTTTACCTGCATGGCTTAAAAAAATACAAGCTGCTGTTGGTGTAGGAGATGAAGCACAACAATTACGTGCATCTACAACTATTGATATATATAAATATGGTAAAGCTGTTGGTAGAGATAAAGCATTAGAAAAACAAGGTAAACTACAAAAATACATAGATAAGGGACTTACAGTAGATGAAGCGTATTTAGAGTATTCTAAATTTCAAGCATCTAAACTTTATTTATTTAGAGGTGTATCACAATTCTTTTTACCTACAGGTTGGACACCAAGATATTATATAGAAGATAAAAATGGTAAATGGTGGGGAACACAAGTACTTGCTCAAGAGTTTACTAAATTAGTTGATGAAAACGATAGCGATAATATAGCTGCGTTTAATGATTTTGTTGCTACATACGGTATAGAACATGGTTGGTTAACTGCACCTAAAACACAATCTAAAGTAGGTAGACAATCATTTACTAATAGGGTTATGGAGTTTCAAGCAAAACATAAAGAAGTGTTTGATAATTTAGATGTATCAGGATATTACGTAATACCTGATAGTCCATATGATGAACGTAATTATTCACAAATGTATGATGCATTTAATAAAGGTGACATAGAAACATTAGACCCTGAACAGTATCAAAGACAAGTAAATGACACATTAGGTTATTACAGATATACAGCTTTTAAAGAACAAGTAGAAGCTACAGGTGCTACAAGTACAGAAAAAACAATATTACTTAGAGTATATAGAAACTATTTAATAAAGGAATTACCAGGATTTCAACAAGATTATGGATTAATTAATCCAGTTAAATCAAAAGAGGTTTTACGAGAAATGCAAGATAAGTGGTTGTCAAATGATACAATAATGAGTACAGAGAGCGGTAAAGCATTTGCTGAGTTTAATCCTGTATGGGAACAAGCCCTTTCTATATCTGCTGAGTTATCACCTTCAGATAGTCCTGAGTGGTGGTTAAGCAGTAATGATGCAAAAGCTAAAGCATTAAGACTAGGAGTTGCACAGATTGCAAAGAAAATTATTGAAGACTATCCTGATTTCAAGTATGTTTGGATTGGTGTTTACAGTAGATTATTTAGAGATGATACAGAAATAATGGGTATTATAAGTGGATAAAATAAACGAATTATTACAAGAAAACTTTGGTATAACAGCAGACCAAATAGATAGTGCTGAAGCTAGACAAGCTCTTGGCGGATTTTATGACAGAGTAGTAACAGCTATTGAACTTGAAGACCCTACAATTATAGATTTTATTATTGAAGAAATAGAAGCAGTACAAGGACAAGCAGGTGGTGCAGGACTTGTTAATGAAAATGAAGTACAAAATATAGTAGATGAAAGTGTTAATCAAGCATTAACTCAATACAATCTTGACCCAAGTTTTTTAAGTGAACGTGGTTATTATGTTTATGACCCTGAAACTGGTGGATTAAAACAAGTAGAAGTAGCTAGTGCATTTCCTGATGGCTTTGCTTCACTATATAACATAACTTTACAACCTGAATTAGTTGCAGGATTACAACAAGATTTAATTAGAAGTGGTGTAGTTGAAGCTGATTACTTTGATGATGAAGATGAGTTTGGTCAAAAAACTGCAAACGCTTTATCTGTTGTTTTAGATTATGCAGATACAAATATATTTATTGATAAAGATAGTGAACAAGGTGAAGCACTTATAACAGAATATGGTACAGGACATTATGGATTTTTAGAAAATGAAAGCAGAGATATTATATTTGCTAGAGCTGTACTTGATTTAGCAGTAGAAGCATTAGGTAGAGATGTACGTTTACAAGAAGAAGCACAAGAAAAACTTAGAGATGAAGAAGCAACACAAGTACTTGCAGCACAATATACAATACCTACTTATGCAGAAATGGACGATACTCTTGATGAAATATTTAATCAGTTAGTACCTAGAGAAGCTACTGCAAAAGAAAAAGATAGATACGTTACTGCATTAGCAACACAGTATTCAACAAGATTTAAAGAATTACAAGCATTACAAAAAGCAGTACGTACTAAAAATATATTTCAAGATGCAGATATGTCAGTATCTTTAGAAGGCAGAGAACAAGTAGTACCTGAACAAGAATTACGTACAGATATATTTCAAATAACAGACCCTGAAGCTGAAGTAACTCAACAAATAGAACAAGATTTAGAAGGCGAAATGTCTGCTATTGAACAAGGTAATGCAGCTAGAAGACAACAAGCAGCATTAATACAAGCTATGATTGGACAGTTATAATGTCACGTGACCCTAAACAAGACCCTTATTATAATCCTGATTTTTCACCAGAAGTTAATGAAGTAACTAATGATTTTACTTATAAAAAATTTAATAAAAAACAAATAACTGGAGATGCAGTAATTATTAAAATGAATGATGGAATGAAAGATTTTGATGTTTTGTTAATACAAAGAAAAAGAGGTCCTCATCAAAATGGATACGCTTTACCTGGAGGTATTTACGAAGAAGGAATGGATACTATTGAAGACTTTATAGGTAGAGAAGCATTAGAAGAAGTGGGTTTACAAACAACAGATATTGTTGATAGTTATGATTTATCTCCTAAATTAAACAGATTTGACTGGGACGCTAGAGCAGGTAAAGGTGTTGATGTATACGGAAAAGTATTTGTAGTAGATAGTAATTTTATTCCTATTGCTTCTGATGACGCATTATCTGCAAAGTTTGTAAATATAAAACAAATTACAAACAAAAATATTGATTTAGCATTTGGTCATGCAGAATGGATACTTGATAGTTACAAAGGTAAAGATGGTTTGCAAGGACAAGGTTTTAATGATACTAATAAAAATAAACTGTTTGATATTGTAGAAGAAAATACAAAACGAAATCAAGAATTTATTGTAGAAGTTAATAAAAAAAGAGTGTCTGATAATTTTAATGCTATTGATTTATCACAAGATACAAATATTAGAAATACATTTGATGCAGAATTTGAAACAAATTTTCCACCTGACCAATTTGAAGGTGAAGGACCAATAGAAACTACACCATTTGATGAACATATGGCAGCAACAACAGATGCTGAAATAGCAGAATGGTATGGAGAAAAGTATGGTAAAGATTATATTACTGATACTAAAACTATGACATCTTCACAAATAAATAATATAAACACAGAGTTTAAAACAGATGTAGCAAAATCTTTTGTAGACGATACAGATGAAGTTGCATTGTCTGCTAGAGAATGGCTTAATGAAAACACATCAAGAGGTGTAGACCCTACAGCACAAATGGACGATACATTAAAAGCATTAGAACAATCAAACGCTGATATGTTTCCTGATGAAGTAATTGATACAATAGATAATATACCTGATGACATTGTTATAGATACACCTAATGCACCATTAAAAGGTAACCAATTAAAACAAGTATTAAAAAACAGATTAAAAAAACTTGCTATTGGTGGTTTAAATTATTTAGATATGTATGAATTAGGTTTAATTGGATATGCTGTAGCAGAACCTGCTGCACAAAAATTATTAGAACCAATAATGCCATACATTGTACCTGGATATAAAGCACCTAAAAATAATGAAAGTTACAAAGACCAAGTAATAGCTAATTTACAAGAAACAGCTAAAATATCCCCAACTGCAAAGTTAGTTGAAAACATGCCTGAAAAAACAGAGTATGAAAAACTTGATAATTTAGGGTATGGTTGGCTAGGAAAGATGTTAGATAGATGAGTGAAATAACTTACGGACCTAAAGGTACACAGATAATAGTAGTTGAAGGTGCTAAACAAGACGAAGAAGGTAATTTAGTAGAAGGCAGTAGAGTAGATACTGTTTATTATTTAGGATACCAAGATGCTAATGGTACTTTCTTTTTGTGGAATGTACCTGCTAATGAAATATCAAATGTAACAGATATAAATGAAGAATTACAAAGAGGTGCATTAGAACAAGAAATTATTAATACATTACCTAATACAAAAGTATCTTTAACAAACTTTAATAATTTAAGTATTAGTGGACAAATAGTATCAGCAGGTAGCTATACAGAACTTAAAACAGATTTAGAAAATATAAGTCCTGTGCAATCATTTATTGAAGATATGAACACGATTGCAGATGAATTATATTGGTGGAAAGATAGTGAATATGTAAATATAGTGCAAGAAAACTTTGCTGAAACAGGAAGTTACGAATTAAACGCTTCACAAATGGCAGAGTTTTTAACTAAATATCAACTTAGTAAAGAAGAATATAACGGTGCTATAGAAAGAGCTACTAACCCTATTGGTTATGGAGATAAAAAAGCTCAATACTATGACACAATTAAATCTGATGCACAAAAACTAGGTGGTGTAATATCTGATAAAGGTGCTATGTATCTTGCAGAAAGATGGGCAAGTGGTAAATATACATCTACTAAAGTATCTCAACAATTAAATGCAGCTTTAGATGATTACTCATCATTTACTATGGATACAGGTTTTGCAAATGCAGTTGGAGATACAACAAAAATTACAACTAATGAAACTAAAGTACAACAGTTGTTAGATACTTATGTACCAAAACATTTACATACAAACTTTACTATTGCAGAAGAAGCAGGTAATTTACGTAATATAGGTGGATACGAAACTAAATTAATTGAAAAAATGAAAGATGTACGTTTTGCACAATACGGTATGTATGACCGTGATATAGCTTGGCAAAACATTGTAAACAATTATGTGTCACAAGCATCTAACATTTGGGGTGTACAAGCATCAGAAGATGACCCTGAAATACTTAACGCTGTTAGAGAAAATAATCAAACAGAAGCTATACAGAAATTTAGACAAATAGGTTTAGATAGAGGTTATCAAACTACAGTAAATAGTTTTGCTAGTGATATGGCAGATGCTTTTGGTACAGGCGTAGTTAAATCAGCAGGATATTTGGAGGGTTAATGAAATATAACTTACTTGGACAAAGAGGACCTGAAGGAGAAATTAATCCTGATGCACCTGAAGGTGGTCAATATATATATGACAATCCACCTGGCACAGGAGATAATTTAGGTATACAAACTTCTACTACAAGTAATGGTAGTAGTAGTTCTGTAACTAATGAAGCAGCTATGGCTATTGCTAGAAGTTTATTTAGTTTTTTTCCTGAAGCTGTATTAAAAGAGTATGCAAAATCTTGGGTTAAATATGCTGACCCACAATTAGCTATAGCTGATGTAAGAACTACAACTGCTTGGGAAAATGAATTTGGCTATCTTAAAAGAGAAGATGGTACATTAATTATGTCTGAAGGTGAAGCATTAAGTACAAAAGCTAGTTATAAAGAAACATTACAAGAAGTTGGTATTACAGATACGGAACAATTTAATCAAAAATTTAAAGATTTAGTTAGTGGAGAAGTTTCTGCTGCAGAGTTTCAACAAAGAGTTGACTTAGTATATAGTCAAGTTGTAGACCAAATACCTGAAGTAGAAAGATTACATAGAGAAAGATACAATATTAATATAGACGCACCTACAGTATTTGGTGCATTAATTGATGAAGATATATCAGATAAAGTATTAAAAGGTGATATACAAACATTACAACTACAAGCACAAGCAAGTATTAGAGGGTTTACACAAAACTTTGCTAGATTTGAAGAACTTAAAAAAGCAGGACTTACAGTACAACAAGCTAGTCAATTATATGAAGCTGCACAACCAACAATGGAATTAGCAGAAAACATAGGTAGAGAGCTTGATATTACTACATTAGAAGAAGCTGCTATTGGTGATGTAAAAGCTAGTCAACGTTTAAGTAGAGTACAAGCTGAAGCACAAACTGAATTAGGTGGTGTTAGTGTTGGTGCTGCAAAAACAAGAAGTGGTAAAATAACTGGACTTGTAGAAGAATAGTGTATACTATATGTATAAGTGTTGCGTGGTCCACTCAATGACCTGCAAATCGGATTTCATGCCTACGTTGAAATCTTGTACTTAAAACCGTAGAGTAAAGGACTTTAGTTAGAGCTACAGTATCTAAAGTCAAGTGTGGTCTGTAGCCTCACGATAAGCGTCCACAGGGCTTATCTGCAAGAGTAACACTGTGAGGAGGTACGAAATGACGGAACAAGAATATAATGCTACTGAAGATAATTCAGGTGCAAAACAGATGCGTGAAACCATTAAAAGAAAAGATGATGCTATCGCTGATTTAGAAGCTAAGTTAGCTTCTTATCACGAAAAAGAATTAGATAGTACTGTCAAAGATATTGGTTTAGACCCATCAACAGGTTTTGGTAAAGCATTAAAGCAAGTGTATAAAGGTGACGTAAACAACGAAGCACTTTTAGATTTTGCAAAGCAAGAGTATGGCTATGAAGCTACTGGTGTAACTGGACAGGTAACACCACAATCTGAACAGGAGACTGTAGTTCAGAGTGATGCTAGAGCTAGAGTAGAAGCACTTGAACAAAGTTCACAGTCTGTTGTACCGCAAGATGCAACTGAGCTTTTAAAAAAAGTAACTGAAGCTGGTAACGCAAAAGACAGTATCAGGGCTAAATTAAATTTATTAGACGCTCAGAAGCAACAATAATTTAAGTATAAGATAACAATTTAGTAGGAGGTGCATTGTGGCAGCTATAGGCTCCCCAAGCCCAATCTCAGCTTCTGAGATTAACAACTTTACAGGTGAACTTTTTAAAGTTACACCTCATAGAACTCCTCTATTATCAGCAGCAGGTGGACTAACTGGTGGAAAGGCTATTCAAAGCACTTTCTTCCAATTCCAATCTGTTGATAATGCTGTTGTATCTTCAGTAACACCTGCCGCAGAAGGTGCAGGACCAACTTATAACGGTCGTTCACGTTCTGCTACACAAGGTGTATTGGAAATATTCCATGAAGCAGTACAAGTAACATTTACTGCTCAAGCAGCTTATGGGGAAATTGTGCCATTTGACTTGGCAGCAAACTATAAAAACAGTATTGACAAACTTGCATTAGAGGGTACTAACCCTATTAATGATGAAATGGCAGCTCAACTTGAGTTGGTATTAGAGCTTGTCGCTAAAAAAGCAGAGTTCCAAGCATTCAATGGAACGTTCTCTGACGGAACATCATCTGATAGACAAATGAGAGGTATTAACGCTCATATGGACTTAACAGGTGGCAATATCTATTACAATGATACTGCAGGTAACGGTTCAGGAACAGACCAAAAAATACATTGGGACACCGTAGCAGGTGCTATGAAAAAATTATATGATGCAGGCGCTCCATTAAGAGAACCTGTTCTTTTCATTAGTCCTGCCATGTTGTTGGACCTTAACAAAGAACTTGTTAACCCAACAGTATCAGGTGCTTTAACAGGAGGTATTCTTCCACGTGATAGAAACGTTGGAGGGGTTGACATTGATACTATCGTAACTCCATTCGGAGCTATGGGATTAGCATTGTCTGATTACTTACCTAGTGGCAAAGCGTTTATCGTAGATATGGCGTTTGTTACACCTATCTTCTTGAATATCCCTGGAAAAGGAACCGTATTTATTCGTGACCTTGACCAAGGTGATAATGCAAGAATGGGCAAAGCAGTTTACATGGAAATGGGATTTGACTTCGGTCCTCCTCAGTACCATTGTAATATTTCTAATATTGCCTAAATAAAAACTTGAAGATTAGGGTGGATACTCCACCTCCACCCTTTTCTTCTGCTAAAGTAGGAGATTATGAGTTTTAGTAAATCAATAGCAAAAGAAGCACTTATAGACATTTCAGAAGATGCTAGTAATTCTAAAGTAGTTAATACTGATGGAATGATATTAACAGGAATTATATTTCCTGCAGCAATGACAGGGACTGCTGTAACTTTTGATTATTCTTTAGATGAAACTGCGTTTTATGATGTAGTTGAAACTAATGGTACAGAGGTATCTTATACTGTTTCAGCAGGAAATGTTGTAAGAGTAGAACCTAATGGTTGGTATTTCGCTTCCGCAGGATACTTAAGAATAACATCTAATGGTACAGAAGCTGCAGATAGAAAAATAACTTTAATATTTAGAGCTTCTTAGGGTATAAATGAGTACCACAATAGGAAACCTAATAGATAGGGTTTATAGAGAATATCTTGAACCAAATGATGATGTACAATCTTTTTCTATTTTAAGACTAGGATTAAGTGCAGATGCTGCTGATACCACAGTTAACTATTCTAATGATTATTTAACATCAGAAGAAGAAGATGCATTAGAGCCTGGTGCTGTTGTAGAAATAAATCAAGAATTAATGCTTGTTACATCATTAAGTACATCTGCAGAACAGCTAACAGTTAAAAGAGCATGGAAAGGTACTACCTTAGCAGTTCATAGTGTTGATGATATTATTAAAATTAATCCAATATTTACTAGAAAAGCAGTATTCAGTTCTGTATCTGACCAAATTGAAAATCTTTACCCTACGTTATTTGCTGTAGAAACTAAATCAATATCAGCTACTACAGGAATTAATGTATTAAGTGGTGCAAATGATAATTATTTAATAGCACCTATCAAAGCAGTATCACAATATACAGATTTTGATGCAGGACAAGATAGTACAATATCACAATTTAGAGGAGTATCAGTTGAACTTGTAGACTTACCTAATCCATTTACCTATACAGATGATGCAGGTGTTAGCCAAACTGTAACATATACAAATGGTCCAAGCAAAGTAAATGCTATACAGTCTTTCGGTATTACTGCAGGTAAAACTATTTATGTAACTTTCAAAAAAAAATTTGTATCTATTACTGACGAAAGTACAACTCTTTCTTCTGTTGGTTTAGAAAATGAATACGAACCTATTGTTATGGCAGGAGTAGCAGCACAATTAGTATCAGGACAAGATATAACTAATTTGAAAGCAAACTATATTACTGAACAATTCCAAACAATTAATGTTCCTATAGGAAGTTCTAACACAATTAGAAATGCTTTATTACAATATCAACAATTATTAATACAACAAGCAAGAAAAGATTTAAGAGCTAGGTTTCCTGAACCAGTATCTTTTAATAGTATTACTTATCCGAGTACGTAATGCCTAGAGTGCCAACTACTTCAACTATATCTAATCCTAAAAGAAAAGGTTATGACCTTATATTAGATGATTTATTATTTAGAGCAGCTATAGCACCTGATAGACAAATGACTATATCTACTGCAGAATTTCCTAATCAACAAATAAATTTAAAATCTAATCCTGAAGATATAACTACTAATATTGGTCAAATATTTTCTCGGTCAAATTTTAGTGGTGGTCAAGGTTTAGATACTGCACATAGAAGAAATGCTAAAGAAAATGATGTTACTAGATTTTTTGATAGTAAAGGTGTAGATGTATTTCATGGAGATGAAGAAAATTCTTATCATGTACATTTATTACATGAAACATCTGATGTAAATGTAAGAGGTAGCTCTACGCAATTTGCAGGTACTAATAATTATATGGCACAAACTACAGATGGAAAAATGTGGGTAACTGATAATACAAGTGTGTATTACTCTACAGATGGAGATAGTTGGACTGAGGTTAATAGTGGAACAAATAATGCTACACATAACTTTACAGGCATAGCAGCGTTTGGTAACAAATTATTTCTTACTACAAAAAATGGAACATCAGGGTCACAGTTAATTGAGTATGATGGAACAAGTACTTGGAGTGTACGTACTACTGCACAATCTAGTTCTGGTGGATTAACTGGTGTATGGTTTGTTAAAAATAGATTATGGATAAGTGGTAATGATGGAACAGCTGAGTACATTTGGGAAGTAAGTCCTTTTAATAAAAGTTGGAGTAGTTCTGATTTACAAGATGCAGATAGTATTATAGAAGTAGAACCTACACATCAGATTTCAGGTATTGTAGATGGTGGTGGTGCAGTATTAGCTTCAAGCACTGATGGAAATATATATTCTTTTAAACTTACAAGCGGTGCTTTTGTAAATCAAGGTCAAACAAAAATACCATTTGAAGAAGTACATTCTATTGCAGCATCAGAAGGCATTATATTTTTTGGAACTAAAGAAGTTGCTAGAAATGTAGGACGATTATATAAAGCAGAATTAGTAGCTTTAGATAATTTATATGTTCTTGCTAATAGACAGTTAATAAAAGAATGGATTACTGCTGTTGATACAACACCTAAAACAATGTTTGTGTCAAGAGATAGTGTATATATAGGAATAAAAGAAGCAACTAATGAGGCAAATTTGTGGCGATATTATCTACCTACAGGTGGTTTGGCTAGAGATTTACAAACAGTTGGTAATAGTTTTGTTACTGCAATAACACAAAATAACGGTAAATTTATTATATGTGTATCAGGTAGTGATATATATAAAGAACAATCTACCTTTGAAAGCGAAGGTTATATTATATTACCTAACGCAGATTTTTTTACATCAGAAGATAAACAATGGGTTGGTGTAGAAGTAGAACATGATGAATTAGCTGAAGGAAAAAGTATAAATATATTTGTATCAACTGAATATGACACTATTGATAGCCCTACAGATGTTAGGTGGGAGTTAATAGGTCAGTCTGTTACTGGTACAGGTAATGTAGAATATCAATTAAATAGAAATGCTAGATATATAAATACTAAAATTGTTTTAGAACCTAACGTTACAAAAACAATAAGTCCTAAATTTAGAACAGTATCAGTAAGAGCTTTGCCTAGACCTGAACTTATTGTAATAACAGTACCAATAAATTTATCTGACCAAGTAGAACGACCAAATAGAAAAGCATTTAATGTTAGAAATTTAGGAGAAGTAATTTATCAAACATTAAAACAAAAAGAAGGAGATAGTGTTACATTACAATTATTTGAACCTAGCGAAATTATTAGAGGTGTAGTAGAATTTGTACAGTATCCAATCTCTGAAAAATCAGAGAAAGGTTCTGTAACACAATATTGTTTACTTAGAGTACGAGGTGTAAGAGCAGAAGATGCTGCTACAATAGTAACAAGATTGCTAGGTGTAGGACAATTAGGAGTAGCAGGTTTAGGATAAAATGACAGCACAAAAAACTTTAATGCAAAATGCTTATGAAACAACATTAGCTTTAGCTATTGGTGCAGACGCAACAGAAGTAGCAATACAAGTAAATGCAGCACCAGTAGGTACACCTTCAACTTCAGTTCCAATGTATTTAGTTATAGACCCTGATAGTGATGCTACAAGAGAATATGTTAAAGTTACTAGCAGAAGTGGAGTATCTCTTATAGTAGTAAGAAATATTGATAGTGATAGTGGTGGATTAAACGCACACGCTGTAGGTGCTAAGGTCAGAATGGTTGCTATGAAGCAACACTTTGATGACTTAAATGACAGAGTAGATACAATAATGAACTCTGATGGTACTGCAGTAAATACATCAGGATTAGTTAAAGATGAAGATAACATGGCATCTGATAGTGCTACACATCTTGCTACACAACAGTCAATTAAAAAATATGTAGATGACCAATTAGATACAAAAGATACATTAGCTGAATTAGATGATGTAACAATAGCATCTGTAGGCGACAATGAAGTATTAGCTTACGACAATAGTTCTAGTAAATTTATTAATCAAACTGCAAGTGAAGCAAGTCTTGCAACATCAGCACAAGGTGCATTAGCAGATAGTGCAGTACAACCTGCATCATCTGATACCTTGACTAATAAATCTATAGATGTAGATAACAACACAGTAACAAACATAGAAGTAGATAACTTAAAGTCAGGTGTACTAGATACAGATATAAGTTCTGTTGCAGGTACAGATACTACAATACCATCAGCTAAAGCAGTAAAAACTTATGTTGATGCACAAGTAGATACTAAAGACACTCTTACAGAACTAGATGATGTAACTATTACTTCTGTAGGCGATAACGATATTATTGCTTATGATAATTCTTCAAGTAAATATATAAACCAAACAGCATCAGAAGCAGGATTAGCTACATCAGCACAAGGTTCTTTGGCGGATAGTGCTACACAACCTAGTGATAATATATCTACTCTTACAAACGATAGTGGATTTATAACTGCATCTACTACAGATGCTTTAACAAACAAAACAATAGATGCTGATGGCACAGGAAACAGTATTACAAACATTGAAGATGCTAATATCAAATCTGCTGCAGCAATAGATGCAAGTAAGATAGCAGATGGAAGTGTTAGTAACGCAGAATTTCAAAGACTTGATGGCGTAACTTCAGATATACAAACACAGCTAGATGCTAAGGGAGATGTAACAGCTTCATCTACAACTACATTTACAAATAAAACTATTGATGCAGATGGTACTGGTAACTCAATAACAAATATAGAAGATGCAAATATTAAGGCATCTGCTGCTATTGATGCTGCAAAAATTGCTGATGGTTCAGTAAGTAATGCAGAGTTTCAAAGATTAGATGGTGTTACCTCAGACATACAGACACAATTAGATGGTAAACAAGCATCAGGTTCTTACATAACTGCAAGTAGTTCTGATACTCTTACTAATAAAACATTTGATGTTGAAGGTACAGGTAACTCTATATCTAACATTGATGTTGCAGATTTTAAAGCAGCAGCAGTAGTAATTGAAAGTGAAGGTATTGCTTCAAATGACAATGATACAACTTTGCCTACATCAGCAGCAGTAAAAGATTATGTAGATAACAATTCATCAGGTACAGCTAACGCATTAGTGGCTAGTGATAGCGATTTCACACTTACAGATGGAGTAGCTAGTGGTATTCATTATGAGTTAGACAATACAGATATGGCGGATTGGAACGCAGGTGGTGTTGCATTAACAGCAGCAGGTGGAATGTTTAGACATAATCAAACACAATCTGCTACATTTACAGTAGCAGCAACAGAGGGAACAGTTCTTGCAGGACCTATTACAATAACAGGTACAGTAACAAATGCAGGTACAATGGTGATACTATGAGTGAAATACAAGTAAACACAATCAATGAATATACAGGTGCAAATGGTGTAACCATTGATGGTGTTTTAATTAAAGATAACTTTTTAGCAGCAGCAGCAGGTGGTGGTTTAGTTAAGTTAGGTGAATATACATTTGATAATGATGCTGATAAAGACTTTGATGTATGTGATGGAACTAAATATTATGGATATAAGATGATATTAAAAGATTTCCACCCTGCAACTGATGATGCTGCACCAAGAGTAGGTTTTAGAAATGGTGGTTCTGATGTGCTTACTTCTGTATATACACACAGAGCAGGATTTACAATGGCAACAAATAGTTCAGGTTCTTTAGCAGGTACTGCATCAAATCCAACAGGATATTTTGAATTAGGTTTTAATACTGGTTCAGATACTGGAGAATTTGGACACGCTATTGCAGAGTTGTTCCCACACGACACAGAAAAAACTTGGGTTTCAAGAGGTATTAGAGAGCAAGGTAATGGAACTAAATACATTTCAAATTTAATTTGTTTTGCTAAAGACAACACAGCAATAGATGGTGTAAGAGTTTATGCAAGTTCAGGCAATATAGTATCAGGGAATTTTGCAATTTGGGGGTATGTAAAATAATGGCTAGAGATTTAGACACAATAAAAATACAATTAAAAGATGATAACCCTACCTTAAAAAGTGGAGATAGAGTTTTTGAAGAAGAAGAATATAACGAAACTATTGATGCTTGGGCAGAAGAAATTAGAGCAAATGAGATAGATAAAGAAACCAATGGTTATAAGTATGACAGACAATCTGCTTACCCTGCTCTTGCAGAACAGTTTGATAAGCTATGGCACGATATAAATAATGGTACACTAGATAACACAGGTGCTTTTTACACAGCTTTAAAGACAGTAAAAGATGACAACCCTAAAGGATAGATATGCCAGGTAGTATAAAGATAGATGATGGAAGTGGTAACTATACCATCTTAACTAACGCAGGTTCGTTAGGTTCAGACAAGACAATTACTATTCCTAATGAAACAGCAACACTTGCTACTACTAATGGTATTACACAAGTTGACCAATGGTCTTTAAACACAAGTTTAACTTCTACAACTGACCCAATCACACAATGGACAAGAACAACAGGATTAGCATTACCTAGTGGTGCTGCTATTGGTACAGGTATGTCAGTATCTAGTGGTGTATTTACATTTCCACAAACAGGTATTTATAGAGTTGAATTTAAAGCATTAGTAAGATTTAGTGCATATAGTGGTGGATATACTTATATTTACTCTACAAACGATAATGGGTCTAATTGGGATAATGTATCTTCTACTGAAGGACAAGGACAAACTAATTATGATACAGCAGATAGTAATGCAACAGTAATATTAGATATAACAGACCTTTCAAATGATAAAGTAAAATTTAGATTTTATGATGAGGGTAGTGCTACTTTAGCAGGTTCTTCTGATTTTTTTGGTACAGGTGTTTCATTTATTAGACTAGGAGATACATAATGACTAGAGAATTTGAAAACGCAGAAGAAGAATTATTATATACAAGAAGATTTGGATATGGAGATGTTGCTGTACAATTAGATAAATTGTGGCACGATATTGATGATGGAAAATTTGGTGCAGATGCTAAGACAGGAACTTGGTTTCTTGCAATTAAACAAGTTAAAGATGATAACCCTAAAGGATAGATTATGGCAAGTGAAATAAAAGTAGATACAATATCAGAAAAGACTTCTGCTAATGGTGTAAGCATTGATAGTTTTCAAGTTAAAGATGGTGGAATATTAGCTGCCACAGGTACAATATTACAAGTGGTCACTTTAATAAATCCAATTACAACTGAAAATATTATAAGTAATACCTCTTTTACAAATATAACTTTTGATGGTTCAAATAAATTAGAAATAAAAATTACACCTAAACAAAGTGATAGCAAAATAATTTCTATATCCCAAGCACAAACTTACCACGAAAAAGCCGTTGAAGTAGCCCAAATAAGAGCAGTAAGAGATATATCAGGAGGCACTACAGGTACGACAGTACAGACATACAGGTTTAGAGATGAGGACACTCCTAATAATTACAATACAAACTATCCATTTTCTTATACATTTGTGGATACACCAAATACAACATCTGAGGTCACTTATTATTTTCAAGGTAAAACTGACAGTACCGCCTCAGAAATAGGTTGGACTACTTATTCTGCTAATGATAGAGGACAAACCTTTATACTTATGGAAATAGGTGTTTAAACCTTAATAAAAAATAATATGATATAATTCAATTTATGGATTTAATAATTGGCTTTCTATTTGGATTTTTTTTAAAAGATATTAGTTTCTATCTTAAAAGAATAGTTAATTACTACAACATAGATAAAGAATTTAAAACTATAATTGATTTAGATAACGAATGGAACGCTGATGACCTCCCCTAATGGCAATGGTTTTACACAAAAAGAAATGCTTACTTTAATATTGGAAGGACAACAAGATATAAACAAACGCATAGATGAGTTACACGAAAAAGTTAATCAAAAAATTTCAAGACAAGAATTAAGTGGATGGCTTGTAGCTATCTCTGCATTGGTGGTATTAATAAACAACTTAATGTAATGGAAGAGGACTTCGTACTTCCAGACAATATGTTTGCAGACAACCCAGAGTTTGTAGATACTTCACACGAATTTGATGATGATTGCGGAGATGCGTGTAAAATATGAAAAAGTTTTTTAGTTTACTTGCAGCTTTTTTATTAGTTACAACACCTGCTTATGCGTATCACACAGAAACACAAACACCTTATGGTATAAACATATCTGTTGATAGTGAGAATGGAGAGATAGAACTTACCTGGCAAGAGAGTGATGCGTTAGAAGATAACCCACCTGAATACTATAGGTTATT